CGGGTTTAAATCTTTGGTAGTTCTTCTCTAAGGGTTTACCCTCACGAACATAGTCTTCGCATGCCTTATGGACAACAGTCCCGTATAGCATCTGCTCAGTTTGTTTCTTTTCAAACCGCTTTAATACTTTAAGTTCCTGATATTGCCTAGGACAATTAACATATTCTTTTAAAGAGGAGAACGACCAAGTAAAGTTCATGTTGACATATTACACTGTTTTAAATAATTTTCAAGCCATTCGTAATATTTTTTCATTTCTTCTTTCAGCAATTTCTCAATCATAGAATATCTTCCTTATCAATACCTCTTTTAAACAATTCTTTACGAATTTTCTTGAATGCGTTCTTCTCAATATTATTAACTGTCTGTCTAGTCACCCCCAATACAATAGCTACTTCTTCTTGAGTCATTCTAACTACTGGCTCTTCTAAATCTAGAATGCCATAAAAAGGAATGGGTTCTTTCATTTGATTTTTTTCTTGGCTAATCCGCCAGCCTTACGCAAGTCGCTTGAATGTAACTTCTTGATATCTTTATCTTTAATTTGCCCAGCCTTCTTAGCAATTTTCGCCGCTTCTTTACGCTTGACAAACTTATCATCATCAGTAACAAAGCCACGCTTTGCATTCTTGTCTTTGATATGTTCTTTAGCTTCAATTTGATCGTGCGCCCACTTCTTTGAAGGAGCTTCTATGATAACACCAGTCTTTTTATCTTTGACGGCAGGGGCTATTATTTTCTTAGTCATTTGATTTTCCTCAACAAATTTATTACTTCCATTCTTGCATATCTCCATAGTTAAGTCCATAGTGGGCTTCACAAGCCACGGGCAAATCTTTAGCCCAATCAGGCGGGGTAGACATGACTTCGACGATCCATGCACAAGCCTCATCTACCTCATCTTCGGGGACTACACACACCGCTGCGTCGTGAACAGTCAATACTGGTCTGTAACGCTCTGTAAGTTTAATCATTTGCTGACCCACAATAATCCTAGCCAATGCTTGAACTACGTTTTCCACAACTGATCCGCCCCACAATGAAACGGGGCCTTTGCGTGACTTGTATTGGTATCCGCCTTTAGATTCATCAGTTATCTGTAACTCAGGATAGCGTATGTATAACCCGTTAGGTAGTTCGATACCTTCTTGCACAATTCTTACGCATTTATGTTTACCATAGTAAAAAGGTTTGGTTTCGAGTTGCCAGTCTGCTAGGTGTTTCAACGCTTCGTCCCCTTCCTTCCATAGTTTTACTATCATGTTATTCGTTTTTCGATAGAGTTTAACTATCTCTTCGCATTTTTCTACTGTAAGGTCAGCTCCAGGCGGACTAGTCTTTAGCGTGTGTTGTAACTTTAATCCGCCAGTACCATATCCGAGACCGAGAATGCAGGTTTTACCCACGAACCTTTCAACAGGGTTTTCTTTAGTGATAGGTTTCTCATATATTTTCGACGCAAATGTGGAGTAAACATCATTTCCCAGTTTGAAGTCTTCAACCAAGTCGGTCTGACCCGAAAGCCAAGCAAGAACTCTTGCCTCAATCTGAGACGAGTCACAGTTGATAATCGCGTAGCCCTCGGGGGCAACCACCGCTTTCTTAAGAGCCTTTTTCTTTGCATCACGGGACGGCAGATTTTGGAAGTTAACCTTGTCCGACCCCGCCCAACGACCCGTGTGCGCCCCGTAATATTTGAGCGGTATTGGTAGTCTTCCTTTGTTTCTACTTCCAACATCAATGAATCGTTCAATTCTACTCTCCTCAATAGTAGACTTAGTTCCCAAACGCACGGCAGCGAGTTGTTGAACTATGGGGTCTTCGTGTTCAAGCAAAGACATAAAGCCTGTATCATTTTTTGCCAGCGCAAAGGTCAGCTTGCAAGTAGTCTTGCTTTCTTTCATTGGAACTTCAACACCAAAGCTTTCTAACACGGCAGCAAATTGTTTATTGCTTGCTAGCTTTTTACGAACTTCTTCTTCGTTCTCACATTGCAAGGTAACTTTAAGTGTCCCTAATAACTGTAATTTCTCATGCTTAAGCTCTTCTAGCCGGTCATTTAGCAGAGCGTCGTCAACCTCTAGAATTGGGTTAATAAACATCCGTAGGGTCATATCAATTAGAGAAAGTTCATCAGGCGGAAACTCGCTCGACAATACTTGGAAGAGCTTAAAAGTTAGCTCCACATCGTTCTTACAGTATTCGCCGTATTGCGCAAGCTCGCTATTTGTGAAACCAGTTATATTTTTCCCTTTTGCATCAAGGACTTCGGTTCCCTTTTTACCCAAGTTATAGCGCTCAGCAAGGTAAGCCAATGACCCACCTACATCGACACCATTGGTAGCCCGACCCATGCAAAGAGTATCTAGGTATAACGCTGGCTTTATGCCAAAGCGCCAAGCGAGGATTGCGCCATCGAACATCGTGTTGTGGCAAAGTAATGCGCTATCTTTCCACGGGAGCGCGGATAGGTATTTTTGAACCTCGAGGTGTGAACCAGAAAACCATTCAGTCACACCATCGCCAACCTTAACACCAACACCGATTACTTCAAATCGTTTGTCCCTGATGTATTCCTCAGTTGTTAGCTTGGTCAGCGAGTAATCTTGTGCGTAGTAAGTTTCAAAGTCGAGGGTAATTAAGTTCATTAAATAAGAGGGTGTATAGATACAAAAATAGGGAGTCAAGTATAAACCTAACTCCCTACGAATTAGTGATTACGAACAAAGTTCAGCACATCCGCCAACGCTAAGAAAACAAACGCTACCCACCAATGCCAGCTTGCATCGGCGCTATATAAAAAGAAAGCGGTTAGTAGTCCAATCATTTTTCTTGTGCCTTTCTTAGTATGTCTGCTGGAGGTGTGCAAGTATGTATTCCATCACCTAAACGCTTTCCGCAACGACTACAAAAATAAACTTCATCTGTTAGTGTCTTTGCTGATTTAGGATTGGTATCGGGCTTTCTACCATCTTCAAAACCATTGTCATAAGCCCTAATCTTTTCAACCTTTAACTTTTCTATTTCAGCTTGTTGCTGGCGTAGCATGGTGGCTGATTGGGTCAAAGTTAAATCATCAAACCACCCAGTAGTCATGGTTTCTAAAGCATCAGCTAGTTCATTTGCGTTCATGATATTTTCTCCAATGCGGTAATCTCACGCTTTAGATACCACTCAGCCTTTTTTAAGTCTTCAATTTTTCTGCCTTTGTAGTGTGCTCTAGAAACATATTTAACGACATTACCTAAGTTATAACCTAAGTTCTTTGCTTCGATAAAGTCTATGGTTTCAATCCCACCAGTAGTGTAGTGCGCTGGACTATTCACATTGTCAGCTTGCTTTGCCATCTTTACTTCTCCTTTTGGTTAGTTTTACTGCGGTTATCCCTTCATTTCCGATGGGGATTCTTAATTCTTTTTTGTTTCTTGCTTCTAGCATCGCTTCTGCAAATATGTAGCACTCGTCTGCGCTCGCTCCCGTTATTGCTCTCATCATAGCGAAACAATCTCTTAGATCATTCTCATTCATCGGTATGCTCTCGGTTCTTCTTAAACAAATAGTCGTTACGATACTCGGTAGGTGGCACGAAACCATGACGCTTCCAAGTCTTCATTACATCAGCGCCTTTAGTCCATACAAATTTAGACTTCCTGTCCGTCGCTAACTTTGGCTTTGGTTCTTCTTTCTGTGGTTCTACTACCTGATACTTGCGTGGATATAATCTCATCTTTACTCTCCTATTTAAAATATAGTTCCATGTAAGGCATAACTGTATTCTCATTTACCACAATAGCAATACCACCATTGTCTTCGAGCCAGTTCATGTTGTCAGTTTGCAACGCAGTAGGTTGATTATCACCAGCCTTACACTCTATGCCGTAGAACTTTCCTTTATGACACACTAGGAAGTCAGGCGCACCGCTACTACCATAACCGCCTGTCGCTGGCATCACATAATATATGTTCTGCTCTTTGAGTATCTTCTTGACCTTATCTTTCACTTTCCCTTCGGGGGTTTGTGCCATCACGCTTCTCCTTTTAGTTTCATTAACGACTCATACGGCAACACTACGATAAAATAATTATCACTCGCTCGCCACCCTATCTCCTGCAACTCTAAATCTCTTACTGTTTCCATCAACGCTAACGGGGTTAATTGCTCGTCTCGTTCTATAATTCCATGCCTTGACAGTATCATAGCCATCTTGGTTTTGACTTCATCGGGTAATGTATGTTCATCAAATTCCCGAGTAAATCCATCAGCCACATACATCGTGTATTTATTTCCTACCTTACGCAAAGGCACACGATACAAATTCCAGTTATATTGATGCACAATTGGGCTTAGTTTGTCGAGCATGGAACAAGAATCCAAGCAAGATCAAAGTAGTCAACACCACGCACCGAACAGTAGGCAATATCAAGGTCTGCCATATATTCATTAGCTACTGGCACATAGTTTGAATGTATCTTAGCTGTCTCGCCAAAGGCAGTTCTATCTTGAAAGATTGTTTTTTGCATTAGCATAATTGGTTGTAGTTCCTCATGCTCTGATAAATCCTTTACACGCTTGAATGGATTGATAATTTCATACTTACTAGAGTCAATACGCTTTAGAGTGCCGATGACTAAATGACCTAGCTTGTCTGCGCCTACCGCATGAAAGCCACCGCCAAAAAATCTTTCAACATCCTTAGCTCTTTCATCTTTGATTCTATCTATCTTATCGTATTTGTCAAGAAGTTCTTTACATTTATTTATATCTAGGTTACTAGTATTTACACCTATGATGGCTTTACGCAACAACGCATGAAGTTCATCGGGTTCTAACTCGACACGCTTATAAGTATTACCATGATGAGATTCTAGACTGTTGACTGCGTTCTCAAAAGAATCTTGATGCCGACTCTTTAACATTCCACCCAATGATGGAACAACATCTTGCCGTTTTAATGTAGCCATCAATGTAGAAAGTTTCTTGCTATGGATTGTTTCTCTATCTGCATT